ATGGTATTGGTGGTCACTACTGTCCGCATATTGACGGAGAGTCTCTTTGGCGAACACCAGATAATGAGTTGATATGGAAAAAATCAACTGATCGTGATATCTCAATGGTTTTATATCTTAACGATGATTATGAGGGTGGAGATTTTATCTTTCCAGACCTTAAAGTTAGAGTAAGACCTGAACCTGGAATGTTAGTTTGTTTTCCATCAAACCATCATTATAAACATGGTGTTGAACCAGTTACAAGAGGTCAAAGGTATAGTATAGTTTGTTGGGCTACTGCGAAAGGGTTTCCTACAATGGAACAGCAAAATCAAGAATTGTCTCAGAAGTATGGTATAATGATAAATAATTAAAAGATTTTATAAAATAAAATGCAGTATATTAAACACTATTATGTAGATGATGATCGGAATACTTTTTGTTGTGAAACATCACCAAATCCAAAATACAAAAGACATCCTTGGAAAGAATATGAAGGATTGGATGTAAAAGTGTGGTCAACCGATTCGGATGGAGTTGATGTATGTCTCGCAGAACTTCCAGATTCAACAACTGTTTCTACTGTAACTCAAGATTGTGGTAAGAATAGTATTCAGGTTTTGACTGAAGCAGAGTATAATACTGTTTGGACTCCATACTCTGCGGCACTAGCACTTTATGGTGAGGCAAGAACTGCCGAAGAATCTGGTGATACTGATACTGCTTCTACAAAAGAAGCAGAAGCACAAACTAAGATGGATGAGGCAACAACTGCAATTCGTGCCCTTTAAATTTGACAGATTAACAAAATTATTTTTATAATTATATGAATTTTGAAGTATACACAAAAGAAAATTGTCCTCATTGCTACAAGATTAAACAGGTATTAGAACTCACAGGAACAGAATTTGATACTTATAATCTTGGAGAGGACTTTACACGAGAAGAATTCTATGCTAAGTTTGGTAGGGGTTCTACTTTTCCGCAAGTAGTATGTGACAATAAAAAATTAGGAGGATGTGTTGACACAATCAAATTCCTCAGAGAACAACAAGTCATCAAGTCTTAACATAAATAAAAATGAAGACCACAAAAATCGTGGTATTGAATTCTTGCTTAATGGAGGTAAGAGAAAGCAAACAAAACCATTTCACATTATATTCGAAAAGATGGTTTGCTTTCTGAGATGGAAAGTAAATATTCATTTTGAGTTTTCCATCAAGACATCCCGGAGTAAGAAAAATGTTAGCAGTTAGTTTAGTATTTGGTTCATTTCTGACTATTTTATTTCTCATGATGGGTCTGATGATTGGTTGGACTGCCAGAGAATACATGATGAATTATAGAGAAGCACCGAGATATCATCCTGAGATGTTTGATGAGCAAGGAAATCTAATTCCAGATGAAGTAATCGCATTTAATTTTGAAAACTATGACGACAACAACGAAGAAGAAAACGACAACGACTAAGGCAGTATCATTAGAACTTCCAAAAAATCCATTTGTCTTTGAAGTTTTAGATCTCGTATCAAAACAGAGAAGCAAGGCAAAGAAGATTGAAGTTCTGAAGAAGTATGAACACGTTTCTTTGAAGGCAACATTAATTTGGAACTTTGATGAGAGTATAATCTCCATGCTTCCTGAAGGTGAGGTTCCTTATTCTGGATTTGAGGATCAGGCATCATCAAATGGAACTCTGAGCACTAAAATCACAGAAGAAGTTCGTAGAATGCATGAAATGGATTCATTTTCTATGGGTTCAAGTGATAAGAACGGACACACCACAATTCGTAGAGAGTTTAAAAACTTCTATCACTTTCTTAAGGGTGGTAATGATGCTATGAGTGGTGTTCGTCGTGAAACGATGTTCATTAACATTCTTGAGGGACTTCATCCATTAGAAGCAGAGATTGTTTGTCTTTGTAAGGATAAAAAACTTTCGGATAGATATAAGATCACAAAAGAAATTGTAAGTGAAGCATATCCAGACATTACTTGGGGTAATCGTTCATAATTATGGTAAATCAATTGGGAAATGCTCCCATCAAAATAGAAGAGGAACAGTCTATGACCTCATGGACATCATCAGAAAAAGAAAACTCTAAATCCGTATACGGTTGTGATATACTAATAGAGAATGGAACTTGGGAACAAGTATCTACTAAAGACTGTCCTTATGATGCCATGATAATCACTTATGTGGTTGATGGAGAGACGAGATATGATTTGACTCGTAGTCAGAAGGAAGTTCGTATCTTTAACATGTATTGGGATAAGTTCCGTGAGAATTTGAAGGGTATTGGTTTTGGTATGGGAAGAACCAATCCAAAACTATGGGGACTGGAACCACCACCCCCAACCAAAAAGCGGAAATAGTTCCAAAAAAGTCGGGAAAAAATCTCCAGCAATTTTTTGGTCTGTAGGGTTTTTTAAAAGTCTCTTGACTAAATACAGTATAAGGTCTATAATGGACCTATCGTTCATCCGAGAGATCGGACGCAAGTAAGTCGCGGAACGGAGTTCGTTCATCCCATGTTAGAACTATTATTCTATTCATCACTCACATGTGCTCAAGCTGATGCTATTATGCTGAGGATGAGAGCAAACGAGAATATCTCTAATGCTTTCAAACTTGAGTTGGTAGAGACCGTAAAGGAATCTGTCCCTGAGTGTGTATGGGACGCAAACGACTAAAGGAACGGGCCTAAAAATCCAATTACTTTAGGAGTAAAATCATGTCTACTATCACTTATCGTGGTGTTAAGTACAATCCAGAAGCATACAAAGCTGCTGTGTTGGCAGAGCAAACTGCAACTCGTAACCACAATCTCATGTATCGTGGTATCAAAATCGAACGCAAGTTTGCATCTAAAAGTTGATAATTAACGCACTTAACTTTCCTGAGGGTTGCAAGACCCTCTTTTTTTATGCTA